CTCTATCGTTAGTTTTGAGCGTTGCTTATTTTGCAACAATTGGTGATGTTGTGCTTTTTGTGTCAACTTTGACTCAAAATTTCACCTGTCTCGGCAATGAGACTAGCATAACGGACACGGCACTGTGTCTTACAATTAAGTGTACGGTCACTATTATTAACGTGTATGATCGTTGGATAGCCAGTAAACTAGTAGAAATATTTGGTTACTCGCTTCCTCAAGCTTCGGAGATGTCTTTGACACCCTTTTCGACTCTTATGAGAAACTTCCTTTTTGTTTTTGGATATATTTTCGTTTTAGTTTATGTTAGAAGAGTAACTGTTTTTTTCAGATCCTTAGCAAATGCACGTAACAAGTTTAACGTTAGAAGACGACTTGCAGAGTTAACTGCAGTTTCCCCTCAACTAATCAAATCTGTTCAAACAGTCGGCGGCTTGCTGCAGGCTTTTGGAATGGACAAATTGAAGCTTAAAGTGGTATCTATATTTCACAAAGTTCTCAAAGGAAATGGTTTTACGAAGGCAAACAAAGCAGCTACAGCTTCGGCTCTAGATTTTATTGTGCAACAATTTTCGAAACGTAATCTCGTCTATAGAAATTTGAAAGGGAGAGTAAACTCAAAATACCAACAGTCTTTTGAGCGAATTCCCCCCCCCATTAAAGGACATATTGTTTTAACTTATCTTTTTGAAGGGATTGACATTAGTTTGATTAGTGACGATGACTTAACACTCGTCGTCGCCGTCTATACTTTGCTTTCTCATACATTACCCATTGGTTGTTTTCCAGAGGGAAAAGGTAAGAATAAACGACATCGTTTTGTTAAAGGGTCTGGCTCATCAAGAGGAATTGATTTGGCAGATGCTCAGTATTTCATGGACCTTTATGAAGCTTATGTAACAGATGTTATTGAAGATGAAAAATTTGACGAAGTTCTCGCAAATTATGGAATCGATGATGATATGTTGCAGGTGCTTGAAGACGCTTATTATCTCTACTTGGAGAACCCTGAAGCTGACAGTGCGAAAGCCTGGCAGTCTTACCTGTCGAAAAACGGGTTTGGTTGGGAAGAAACCGAGACTAGTGATGATGAAGATGATTCCGCTTATGAAGAGCGGGAGCGAGTCGATCAAGATCTGTTACAGTCGTCAGAATATAACGGCCGAGTGTATAACCGGTTTGCCTCGTTAGCTGAAAGGGACTATGATGATGCTGTAGATATGCCAGATTATGAACCGGAAGGTAAAACTTCAGGAAACTCTAGGTTTGCTAGAATGGTAGCAGTATATAAAAAACACTGCAGGCCTGGTCAGATTTTTTTAGAAGGTAGGACAGTGATCAAAATGGTGAAACAACCAACAGGTCAAACTACTATGAGAGGAGTGCTTCAGTGCATTCGTGGTGTAACTTGGCAATGGTTGTCTAGGTGGCTGTCATGGCTCTCTGGACAACAGACTATTTTGATGCCTTATAACTTTCCTCCACAGGTTAGTCTTCAGGAAGCAAAATCTTATTGTGAAACTCACATGGGGAAATTTCGTAAAGAAAATCCCTGGAGTGAGGACGCATTTAAGAACTCAACAGAGTTTGTCTATGAGTTTACAACTCCTTTAGCCATGCATCATATTCTCTTAGATCAGTTCCCTGAAGGTGAAGCACTAGATCCTTCTAGCCTGGATAATGAACCTGAGGATAGTATACCCAAAGTCGCTCGTGACGTCTACAATGAAATTGATCTCAAGATAAAACGTGGAGAAATCCAGTTTGAAGCCAAACATGGCAACAAGGAGTTAGCAGAAATGTTACAAATTGTTCTTAATGAATTAGTTGAGTTGAGAGAAGAAGTTAGGAGTCTTAAAAGTGGTGTGCTGCCCGAAGGTCGGTGTCCCGATGCCTTGCAGTTAGTGACGCCTTATGTTGATAACAAGATAGCCTTCGTTGTGGAGAAATCCAATTCAAAAAAACGATGGGCTGAAGTCTTGCAACAAGGGTGTTATCTGACTTGCGTCACCCGTGTTATTAGTAAAGGTCAAACGCGTTGTTTCACGACAGCGCATGTTTCGGGTCTCATACAAGAAGACCCCGACAATATTTATGTTGTCGCCTTGAACGAAACGGTAGTACTCCCTAATAAGGAGTGGACAAAAGGCAAAGGTGATATTATTTTCACAGCTAGTGAGCGATTAAATCGAGCACTGACCTCCACGGGATCATTTAAAGAACAGACAGCTAGTGTCAAATCACAAGTAGCTTTGGTTATACCGCGTGCAACGTCTCCAACGAGATTTTTAACGACGGTGTCAGCTAGGGCCGATTTAACTTCAGACGGTTTTGTTGTTCGCAACATTACCTCAGTAGGCGACTGCGGAGCAGCATATGTTACACCCGATCAAGGTGTTTTTGCTATTCATTGCGGGAGCTATGGTGAAGGAGTCGGCAATGTAGCAGTGCCATTGTTGCCTGAGTATTTTGAGCCATGTCACGTATTAGTTTCTCCTGCACCGCAAGGTGAAATCCCTTTGGGGATGGAGTTAGATTTACCGGTTCAGCCGGGCGTGTCATCTAAGATTTACCCGGAACCTCCGGGTGTGACGATCCGACCAGGATCGTTTGGATTAGGCTCCATTTCTGTTGGCCCCAGTGGTTTTTCGGTACCCTCCGTTTCCCCTGGTGTTACGACAACCACTACCTCTAGTGTAGCTTCTGTTCTTTCTCCCCCTCCAATAGTTGGTGCTCATAGTGCCGTTCAAATAATAAGTGGTAACCCTGAACAAGTTATCACTTCTATTGCAGTTCCTAGTATCAGCGCAGTAAATCCTGAAAAGGTTGTAAGTAACGAAGGTAAAAAGGTTAAGGGAGACCCTAAAGGATTGAACAAACTCCAACGAAAGCGTAAAGCACGAAAGGAGAAGTTAAAAGAATCAGTAGAGTGGAAAGCTTTCCAGGCTGGCCGTAAAACCGTCAAACAAGAAGGTAATTCCTCCTCTGCTGTTTTGTTTCCTTTAAACTCGAACTCCCCGAGGCAGTAATGCTTCGGGGTGTTCGGACTCATCCCGCAATGGGGTTGAATCATATGGCTCTTAGAAGACAAGAGACGAATAATTTTAAGTATTTGGAGCCAATTGGTTTTATACCGTCATTGCGGTCTCGGAGGAAGGAGAAGATAGATAGTACTCATCCAAGTACTCTCTTTGAGGAGTTTAGGGTGGAAGATAACGTGGCTGCTAGTGAGATACTTAAGTATAGGCAGCATAAAGAGGTTGGCTATTCAGAGGAAAGACAGAAAGTACAAGAACGTAAGTTTGATGTCCCCGCACCAAAAGTGCCAGTGGACAGAGAGAAGTTCGCAGACATTGCTGAAGAGTATTGTTTTCGAATGATGCAAATGTGCTTAGTCGCTCCTTTTTCTAGTAAACAAGAATTTGATTCAGGTAAAGCTCCTGGTCATCCCTATCCGAACTTTGGTTTGGATACTAAAGGTGCAGCGTTAGCGAGTGAGCTCCATGCGGAGTTGCTCAAAACTATGCCAGATCCAATATGGAAATCTACACCTAAAGGTCGAGAAGCAATTCCCGACGAGGATTTATTGACCGGGAAATTGCGGACTTTCCATCAAGTTTCACTCTATTTTGCAGCCTGGCAAAAGTTTTTCTTTCAAGCACAAAACGAGGCGATGAAGCGAAGGCATGGGTCTTTGTGGGGTAAATACGGTTATGTTAAGCAATATGGTGGATTAGACAGGATGTTTCGACGTCTTGAGAAATTTTCTACCCGGTTTATGGCGGATATTTCAGGCTATGACAGAGTTGCTTTCCTTGAGCGTGTATACCGGTTAAGAGGTAAAGGGTTGAAGTTGGCTAATGCAGAGCTTTTTGATAAGTTCTCGGCTATCTTCGATTGGGTTGTAAAGAATACTGTCACTCCTGTGACGAGTATGGTTGATGGATCAGTCTATCGGCGCCCTACTGGGAATTGTTCCGGTTCTAACAACACCACCTCTGACAACACAATCCTTCACATTATCGTGATGATTTATTTTTGTTTGGTAACTTATTTTGAGAAATTCGGCGAAATTTTGGAATATGAAAGCATGATGGAACATATGGATTCCTTCTTGTTCGGTGACGACAATGCTACGGCGTTGGATGAAGAATTCTTTGGCTTTGAGTCAGAGGACGAACTGAAGGTTTCTGTTATTCGTGCATTCCAAGATTGGGGCTTTGTAATAAAAGGTAAGAGTTGGAAGTGTCAATTTGGCGTGAAGCCTGGCACTTCTGTCTCCGGTATCGAGTTTCTTGGATCAACGGGTGTTTGGGTAGAAAAGCTTCAAGCGTATTTGCCTAAGCCCCGAGTGTCTAAACTTACTTTTTCATTGACTTGTAGTTATAGTGGTGAGGTGGAAACTTTAGAACAGTGCATAGCCAAAGTGGTGGATATATTTGACTTGTGCGTCTGGACTGAAGAAAAAACTTTAGTTGATTCAATTTCGAGGTTTGCTCGGTTCTTGTACAAGAGAGCTGTTGCTGACACGAGTGTCACAATCCCTGTGAGTGTTTTAGATCGACTCCTGCGAGTTTCAAGCGGGGGAAGAGATTACACTCTGTTTTTGGGTTGGGAGTAAGTTATGTTTTCTTACTCCTATGGTAGGTAGGCGGCATAGAAGGTGCTGCTGATGAATCAACAAAACAAAAATGCAAAAAGAAAAACTCCTGCTCAAATTGAACGACGGCGTAGGCGCCGAGCTGCCCTGAGAAAGCGCTCTGGCGAACCCGCTGGCGGAATCGATGTTGAGCCTGTACTTGTTACTCGTAATGCTCGGGTAGCTCGACAATACCGTGTTGGTATGCGGGATATAGCAATGTCTCCCGTGTCTGCTCACCTCTCTGAATGTGCGAAGAAATTTTGCGCTGCTAGGACCGATCCTTGGTCCTCTATGGCTGATGGTGCTTGCATTCCTGACATGATAGTGTTAGCTTCTCAAAAGTTGCGGTTCAGGTCACGGGGGTTTTTTGCTACTGGCTTTGGTACTGTAGGTTGGATAACCTTGGATCCTTTTGCTATGCTTTGGAATGATGGTGTTCCGAATCCCCTCGCTCCGTTTGGCGGAACGGGTCAGCCTATTGTGTATACGACTGGCAACTCTTTCGCGCCGAGCGATTATGAGTGGGCGGGGTCCGCGAGTGCCTACGTGCCTCTTGGCGTGGCTGGGTCTAATTCTGACTCTACTTTTACCTCTGCTTTTCTAACTAACCCTGGCGGGGCTGGATCAAAAATCGAGCCTCCTACCTTCCGTTTGGTTGGTGCCGGCATCCGTGTGCGTTATACGGGTGCTGCCATTAACCGTGGAGGTAGGATTACCGCCTATCGTTCCCCCGATAACTCAGAAATAGATCATGTTTCTGGGTTGACCTCTTCTAGGTTGTTACAAACCAAAGAAGCTATCACGGATATTGTATCTTCGGATTGGCACCATGTGTGCTATGTCCCTACACAGACAGTGTTTGTCTCTTACAATCCGGTAGTTTCTGTTGGTTCGTCTCCTAGTTTTGGTACGGGAACCCCTATTAATAATGCCAATCATCATTGTATGCTTTTGTACATCGACGCTCCTAGCTCGGTGCCTTTGCAGTTTGAATTTGATGTTCAGGCTCATTTTGAAGTAATGGGTACTCAATTCGTTACTACTCCCTCCCATGCGGACCCTGTTGGTATGGCTGCCGTGCAAACGGCGCTTACGCAGACTCCTATAACTGGTAAGATAGCATCTGTCGATTTTCGATCGACGCTTGATCGAGCACTCGGTGCTCTCACTTACTCAGCTAGTGGTGTCGCGTATTCAGCAGGTCGAGCCCTTGGAAGGGCTGCTATGACAGCGGCCGCTGGAGTGTTTTCAAATTTTGATGGTGGGGTGGACCGAGCGGTTGGTCGGATTGGCAATGGGCCAGTTGTAGAAGCTCTCGACGATTAACTTTTTGCGTAGAATAAAATGATGTAAGACCTGTTTGTCTGGGCTTTCTGTTCTACTAGATATGAATGAAAAAATCAAATGACGTTAGTCTCTAAAGAATTTTGGAGCTGTCTGTTCGATGAAGATTAAGTGTGTTTCCACTTCCTTTGGGAGGTGGTTTATGTGTGATTTATTTCGCGCTTTGCGCACCATAGTTTTTTTGAACTGATGTTTGTTCGTGTCC